CCGCCATTCCGGCGGGTGTCAGTCTACAGTACAGGCGAAAGCCCATTGTAGATTAGGATTCTCCTTACCTCTGTCGGCGTTTAATTGCGGACGTCGGCCACTAACGGAGAAAGGTATCACTCTATGACTATGAAAGATACGGGCCTAGTTACCACTACTGGGACTCAGTCCCTAACAGGTAGTTGGTTCTCAGGTTCGTCCGAATCCACATTCACCAAGGACTATAAACGTTCTTGGATGAGTGGAGTCGATATTCCTCATTTTCATAAGAGAAAAGCTGCCGGAGAACTTCTTCCACATACCCCATTTACTCAATGGGTAGGTGAGAAGAAACTCCATCCTGGCTCGCACTACGCTCAAGTCAACAATAATACTCCTTGGTCCCGGATAACAAACCTTCCGGGATATGGGGAAGTATTACGTCCACTTGAAAATATTGACGATCCAGAGTCCATCATGTATTTGATGACGACAGCTGATACAAGTTTCGCGCAAGCATATGTTCAAGCAGCAGCCGGTCGAATTTATTCGAAAGGCTGGGATGCTCTCACCTTTGCCGGTGAGTTGCCATCTCTTCGCCGAATGATCAAATCGATCGCTCGGAAAGCTGACAACATAGCGCGAGGCCACACATCGAAACGTATCCTTGAGTTATGGTTAGAGTCCAGGTACGGATGGCGTACGCTTGCGTACGATATCCGCGACTTGAACAATGCCATTAACGAATGGGACGCGTCAAGGCAGCTTTATTCGGAACGTGCTGGGTTCTCGTATACCGATTATGGTAATGCGACACACAGCTACGGATCGGCTAATAGCTCGATCGGAGACGGTTCTTTTGAAGTCTATGAAGAGTATTCTACTCGCCATAGTATCAGGGGTTCCGTCACGGGACGAATAAAGCCAACAAAGATCATTCTCGATCCATTAAAAACGGGTTGGGAACTAGTTCCGTACAGTTTTGTACTGGACTGGGTGATCAATGTTGGTTCTGCCATCGATGCTTACCAGTTCCTTCGGCATGTTGGAGAATATTCGGCTTCGTACGGTACCAAGAGTGAACTTACTTGGTCTGCTACGATTCAGAATGTTGTTCCTAATGCAGGACGCAATGTCACGACATATAATGTGTCGGCCAGTGCTAATGCTAACATAACGAAGGAAGTACGTACTCCCACTGGTGTGAGTGCTATCCCGCAATACAACCCGCGTCTCCTCGATGGCGAATTAGGTCTAGACCTATTAGCCCTCTCGAGACTACGAGCACGCATTTAAAGGAGTAACCTTATGGCTGCTATGACTACAGCCCTCACTGAATTCTCCACTCTTGGAGATTCACGCACTTATACGACTTCTGGTCATACGACTAGTAAGCCGAAGATCGTTGTGCAAAAGCGGAAAGTTCCTTCGGGTAACCAGGTAATGAGCGAAGTCTCTGTTGCTGTTATTCACGCAACTGAAGACGACGCCTCACTTATCCTGCCGCAGAAAGTCAACATGACCGTAACAGTACGGAGCCCGATAAACGGGCAATCGACTGACGTCGATGCGGCTTTGGTCATCCTTCGCGATATTATCGCAGGGGATGAATTCGCCAATTCCGTAGGCACTCAGGAGTTTCTCTCCTAATGAAGTTTTACATCGGTGCAAGCGCAATTTCATTGCTACTTGTGTTGGTGTTCGCTTCAACTGGAGATCTGAGTGGACGTTTAGGTGTCGATCTCGGTCCTCTGTTTGGACAGGAACCCGAGCCTCAACTACCTCCCACTTTGTGGTTGGATATTGATCCTCGGGACCCTTGTCCTCATAAGGGAGACCAACGGCACTAACTGTTACAATAATGGAGTATTTCCTATGAAAACTCAAATGTGCGTATACGAGATAACTCGATGCTACATTTTTGACCTAGCCGATACGTTAGACCCTGCAATCCGATCTCTCGTACTTGGAAAAGTACGGGCCCGTGATTTTAAAGGTCTAGCGCAACTTTCTAGTAACTTCGATATGCATAGTTTCGATATCGTTCACTATAAGGCCGTTCGGCAAATTGAGGCGTTCTTTAAGAAGAACTCCGATTTTGCTATAGACGAAGAGTGTACGGCAAACGCTATGTCCTCTTTTCACAGAGGCGAGCGTATTTGTCGTATCACTAATCGTCGACTCGACTACTACTTTTCTCAACGCGATCGTTTAGATCCCGATTTGAGAATGTGGTTAGACCGAGCGGAGGACTACATCAGTAGCACTCTTGGTCCTATTAGTGACTTTGCATCATCCATTCAGGATATGCTTAGAGTTACTAGCGGCGCAACTGCCACTACCCCTCGATCCAGCTCCTTGCCTTTCCAGAAATTAGGAAGGCGGGTAAGCTGCACGCCAAATTGTGCTCCGTACTTTAGGGCCGCGACCAAATATTTTGGTTATGCTGTCCCGAAGCCGAAGTACGTTCATTGGAATCGAGTGGAACTAGTACCCAA